CTTTACTAGGCTCGTAGACTTCGTCGCCCGTAGATGCTTCTACTAGCTCCGATCCTTCGATTAGTTTTTCTAGCTTTAGGATTTTAGAAGAAAGTTCTGCGGTTTGCGCTTTCATTTTTTCTTCCTCTTCCTTTCGGACTTCTAGCTCCTCGTCTTTCTTAGCGATGTCTTCGTCCTTCTCGATAACGACTTCTTCCTTAGAAGAAATTTCTTCTTCCTTCTCCGCAAGTTTCGCCTTAAGATCTTCGATCTCTTCGAGCTTCTCTGCGAGATCCGCTTTAAGAGCGTCGAGTTCCGCTTCTTTTTCCTCGTAAGAAGACTTAGCTCCTTCGAGTTCCGCCTCAGCGTCGATTTTATCGATAGAGGCCTGATTAGCCTGCTCCTGCAGAGAAAGATTCTCCTTTTCGAGCGACTCTGATAATTCTATAAGTTCTGCTTTAGTCATCTTACGAGTAGTTATGTTGTCAATTTTAGAGAATAAGCCCCGCTCGTTCGCTGCAGGACTATCCACGAAGTCTGCGCTAGAAACCTCTTCGACCCTAATAGAAGGATAATCGAATAAGGCGTCGTCTGGTCTATCGTCGGAGAAAATGTCGCCCGACGCTGTCGACCATGCGCTATCTGCCGAGAAGACGATAGATAGTCCGAATCGCTCGGGCATCTTTTCCGCCATCTCGAAGAGTCTGTTATATTTACGAGAGTCGTCCTCTCGAAAGGAATCGAACGCTTGGAAGTCTCCTAAGAGTCTATCGCCTTCGATTCTAAAGTTATGGAACATTCCGATCTCGCGAGTAAGTCGATCTTCGAAGATCGCTCCTCGATGCGTAATATAAGCGGGCAGTCTAGTTCCGTCTAGTTCGTCCTCGATAGTTTCTAGTGACTTACTATCGACGTATAGTCCGTGCCCTAGAGCTGGACCGACGGAGATTAAAGATACGGAGCTCATAGTTCCTCTCTCTTTATCTACTTGCGTCTCGCTTATTCCAGAGACGCCAAATGCAAATTTTTTCGACATACTAGTAGTCTTCGACTTGTCAATTTGCGCGAGCTTTCGAATCGCCCACTCTATACCAGAAGATCCTCCCCAAGCATCCCACATTAGTCCTCCGCATCCTTCGTCGTAAGGAACGTCCTTATGTTGCTGGTGTCTTTTAAAGGAAGCCATTCGAGCGATCGTAGATCTACTTATCTTCTCTCGACTAGCTAACTGATTAGCTCGCTTCCAGCCTACTGGAGTTCCGCATTTATTATTAGGATTCTCCTCCTTATACTTTAACGCTCTCTTCGCGTTATTCGTAGCGGACTCTGGATAATCGTTATAAGTCTCCTCTAGAGCGCCTACTTCCTCCTTATGCTCCTCTAGCTTCGATTCTAGCGACTTCTCTACTGTCTTAGATACTTTATCGCTATTAGTCTCTAGAGACGCTTCTACACCCCATAGAGACGAACAGACGGCTATTCTCTGCTTAGAGTCTGGGAACTCTTCCACGGACTTGGGATCCGCTATACAGCGATCTAGGAAGTCCTCCTTAGATTCGTTATTCTTCGGTGTTGGTAGTGGCATTAGTTTCTGCGATCTTCTTAGCCTCTACTTCGGATAATCCGAAGACGGAGATTAAGATGTTTACGACTTGGCTAGAAGAGATAAGCCCCTCTCCTAATCCTCTAATAAGTTCCGCTATAGCAGTTACGCCTCCGACTCCGATCTTAGTAATAAGAGGCTCGCTAACTATCTCGTTATCTTTCGCGTCCTCTCGCTGAGCCTTAAACTGCTCCTGACTAGTTAGCTCCGTAAAGTTCGCGTTCGCGCTAGTGTTGTAGAAGTTTACTAAGTCATACCAAGATCCTAGATTAAAGTCCTTCGCTATCTTCTTAGCTTGGCTTATATTCTGAGCCTTCCGAATCATAACGTCCTCGGCTGTATATCCGAACGGAGCAGTTATATCGTCGAGCGACATAGCTCCCGCTCTAAAGTAATCCATATCCGCTTTAACTTGCGCGGCTCTATTTATCCATCGGAACGCTGGACGCTGCCAACGGACTCCGAAAGGATTCTTAGAATTAGATGCATCTATTTTATCTGTCGCAATTTGCTGAGATAACCAGCGACGATAGAGACGAGACATTACTCGAATAAGATCCGTCTGATAGTTCTCTACAGTTTGCTGATACTGTAAAACGACGCCCTGCGAAGCGGAGAAAGAACTTCCTCCGATCTCCATAAGAAGAAACTCTAGAGGAATCCCTACCGCGCTTCCTACTTTTCTAAGTAAATAACTAACCCACTGGATCCCGTCTACGTTCGGTCTTCCGTTCGCTCCGATAACGCTAATGTCTTCTCCAGGTTCTAGATAGTGGAATCTCCCAGGCTGGAACTCTTCGAGATTCCCTAAAGAGTCCTGCTCGCTTCCGTCTAATCGATTCTGCAATTCAAACTCGTATGAGTTCTCGCGCTTAACAGCAACCGCTAGAGACGCGCTAACCTTAGCGGCCATCATCTCGACGCGATCGTATTCGTCGCAGTCCTGAAGAGTATTTATAACAGGAGCTAGTTCTGGGATTCCTCGATATTGGTTAGGCCGCATTCTTTTTAGAAAAGGAATAAAGTCTCTCGCTGGAACTAGCTTGGTATCTCTAAGAACACCAGATACTCGATTCCCGACGCAATAAGCGACGGGCCTACCCATCTTATCTATCTCGACTCCGTTCTGAAAAGAAGACCCCTCGTCTGTAGTAGTTTCTCCGCTAGGGTTTCCGATTCTAGATCCGTCTATAAACTGTAGCTGATCCTTTCCTATAATTATTCCGCAGTCTCCGTAATAAAGGAGAGCGTCGATCATCTGATGCTGTAGCTCTCGCATATCGAGCATACCAGTTATCTCAGGACTCTCGGAAAATTTATTCCACGCTTCTGAGATCGTAGCGTCGGTGTCCGAGTCTCCAGTAGTCGGCTGAGGAATAATCCCTCGTCCTACGATATCCGCTTTCCGAAGTCTAGATAAGGAAGCGACTACAGGATTATTACGACGGAACTCTAAACACGTAGAGATTAGCTGATTCCGATCGTAGTTAGATAACTCGATCTCTTCGGATCGGATCGGATTCGTTCCGCGACGAGCGCGATAACGAGTATTCTTTATAGCATCGTATCCTCTAAAAGCTTTAAAAAACTGCTTAGTAGCGAATCCTATCCGTGTGGGTTTTTTATTATTCTTAGCCATTAAATTTTTCTAAAGTAATCCGATTCCGTCCTCGTCCGCCTAGCGTCCGATCCTTTAGAGCTATTAGTCTATCTAGTCGCTCGACTTGCGTAAGGAGATCTCCTACGTCCGCTAGAGAGAACGTCTGATCTCCTATACTATAGGAAGTAATTCCATCCTCTGCTAATTTGCTAATAGCGAGGAGGAGCTTATCTCTAATAGCGATAAGCTGGTCTGTAGAAGTAGTGGCGGCCATTCGTATTCCGGCCTGATGTCAATTACACGAAAAAGCTCCTCTCGAATACGACGCCGAGAGGAGCTTCCGTTTACTCTATCCTATGTTACTCTACCCCCTTTTTAAGAGACTCGGTCTCTTAAAGAAAGCGAAAGTCTTATCATCTCTAGAGATCGATATAGTAGCTTTAATAGCTACGGTGTCGCCTATGTCAAATTTATCTAATTTAGAAGGAACTGACCCCCAGCATTTGCGTCCGTCGCTAAGTTTTAGAAGCATCTTCTCCGAAGATCCGTAGTCGCTCTCGACGATCTTAGTCGTAAGGATCTCTCCTTCGATCTCCTGACGTCCTTCCTCGGTCCAGTTAGGAGTAGACTCGTTCTCCTTATCCTGCTCGAGCTTACGAGCCAACATATTACGGAGAGCTTCGATCGTCTTAGGAGACTTAACGATCCAAGTATTAGAGAGTTCCTCGCGAGAGCGAAGTATTAGATCGCTCGCGTCGAGACGAATCGAGTAGTCGCGATTAGGAACTTCTAGAAGCGTATTAGCTACTTTATCTACGAAGCCGAAGTCGTCGTCGTCGGACTTCTTAATAGACTTAATATAAGCGCGACTTAGGATAGGAAGGAGAGCTGATCCTAGCTCCTCTAGAGCGTCGAGTTCCTCGCGGAAGTTCTCTAGACGCTCCTTAGTCTCGAGCTTATGCTTCTCCGCTTTACGCTTCGCTCGAGCGTCTCTCCGCTTCGCGTAAGTAGCGTAAGCTTCTTCCGTATAAGCTTTAAATTTATAATCGCTTCCTCGTCCGTCTCCGTTGCAGTCGTAGCAGACTCCTGTGCGGAATCCTCCGCGCCAGATTCCGCTTCCTCCGCATCGAGAGCAGGACTGCGGCTCGAACCAAGTAGCGATTCCTTTCTCGGAGATCTCGAAGGAATGATGTCCGTCTATCGGAGAGATCTCCGATCCGTTAGTGTCTAGTAGTGTTTTCATATGTCGTATTTTTATGGGTTAGATTTCGAGTCGAGTAGCGACGCGATATCGATATAATCGAGGACTCGTCCGTCCTCGTCAAGGCCCAATTCCCCTGTTTTTCTCAGATTTTTATCACCAGAAACTAGTCGCGCTTCTAGGACTAGAAGCAGGACTCTTCCTCGGTTTCCGCTCTTCCGCGCTCGCTATAGCTAGATCTCGATCGACTCTAGCGATTCCGATAAACTTAGATAAAGCTCGAGCTAGGATCTCGCAGTCCCACAGGTGATCTCCTTTACTCCTCCTTAGCTTCTTAACGACTTTAATATGTCCGCTCCGATCCGTCTCCTGAGTCCAGTAAGTCGCGAAGAGTTGGTCGTAGTAGACCTTAGGAGTATCCGTAAAAGTATAGAATCCCGACATCTGCCTCGATCGTAAGCGAGCGAGATCCTCTTCGTAGATCTTCTTATTAACGTGGAGATAGCGGATCTTAGATCGTCCTGCTCTTCCTTTCGTATCTCCAGTAAAAGGATCTTTCATTTGAAGCCGATAGGGTTGCTCTCCTTGCAAGTTAGCCCATCCTCGAGATCCGAACCAACGCGAGCGACGACGATAGACTTCTTCGTAGACTTCGGAAGTTCTATCGCCGGCGCAGTCGATTATAGCGGAATGACATTTATTCTGATCGTAGATAAGATCTAATTCGGAGAACGAAGCTACTTGGCCGAAGTCTACGAGATAGCTCGTCCCGTCTCGATCGAATCCTCGGACGATATACCAATAAGAGTCCGTCTGCGTATCGACTCCCATTACTCGAAACTCTCCGCGAAGATCTCCGCGCTCGTAATCGAGTTCGAGTTCGTGCGCTTCCGCTTGGTCTTGGTTAGCCCAGTCCTCTCGCCAAGGCTCCGCTAAGTTACCCTGAACGAACTTCCGAAGTCCGTGAGACGAGTTACTTACTTGCAGCCAATTAACCATCAAAGCTCCGAAAGTCATAGCGGGCGCGTAGAGAGAATTAAGATGATAACTCCTATGTCCTATCGGAGCATTAGGATTTGTAGCTCTCCATTCTCCGCTCTTAACCATAGTCGGCTTATGCGCGTCGAGGATCTCCCCGTCGCAATTAGGACACTGATATCGAGCGGAAGCGTAGATCTTATGAAAGTCGTAGCTTCCGTCTTCGAGTTTAGCGTCCTCGTCGAAAGCTATCGAGTAGCGTAAGTTTCCGTCCTTATCTTTCTGGCGCCAAGTAAACTCGATAGAATCTCCGCAATGGGGGCAGGGCACGAAGTATCTTCTCTGATCTCCGTATAGATACTCTTCCCAGATTCCTCCTGTCTCGTCCTTCGGAGTGCTTGTCTGAATAATCTTATACTCTCGTCGTCCTTTAATCCGCTCTAGAGCAGCGAGACGGATATCTGGATCGATCTCGTCGATCTCGTCGAGGACGAGATAAGCGACTGGAGCGGACTTTACGTTATTCTCTGATCCTGCGCCCGCGAACGTAAGCGTGCAAGATAGGAACTCCTGTCTCATATTAGTAATCTTATCCGTATCGACTCGCCCCGTAGCGACGCTAACAGGACACTGCGCTTTAAGCGGAGCGCAGTCGTCGATAAAAGGAAGCCAGCGTCCTTTAGAGAAGTTACGAGCGTTATCCGCGCTAGGCATAATCCAGAGAGTATCTTTAGGAAACTCCGATAGGAGATAAGCGATACCCGCATACATCGTCGTAGTCTTACTCGACTGAGATCCCCAACAGAGCGTAACTTTGTTAATAGTAGGATCGACTAGATCGTTTAGCGGAGACTCCGCGTAAGGAAAAACTTTTAGAGATCCAGGCAGCTCCGATACGTTATCTCGGAGGACGCAATTATCGAACGCCCAGTCTACGGGAGCTTTCAATTCTCTTCGAGAGAATAGTCGACCAATTTCATTGGACAGTAAATCCATGCCTTCTCGCGAAATCTCTCGAGTAAGTGTTTCCTCTCTTTGCTATAGCTTTTTTAAATTCCTTCACTTTTCCGTTTATAGCCAAGGAGAACGCTCGTATGCCGTTAGCCTTCTTATTTAAGCAAGCTTGGACTGCGTTGCCTATGATAATAGCATAATCATCACGTCCACGAAGTCTCTCGAAAGCTTTTAAAGCTGCCTCAGCTTTTTTCGGAATTTTTAATCTAGTATATTTCGCTGGAGCACTCGAAGGCATTTTAAGGTTAAGAATTTTTATTAAACGATACCAAGAGGCCTTTGAGAGTCCTACTACGGACTTTTTATATTGCAGCTCTCTTTTCTTAAATTCCTTCGCGACTTTTATCATCAAGTTAATTTCAGCTCTGCTTCCTCCGATCCGCTTTACACCCTTTGGTACATTTTTTAATTTTCCAGTGCTCGAGATTTCGGCCCACTTAGACTTACTTCCCCACGATGCAAGATTCACCCAAACTTTTCCTGCTTTGGTTATACCGATAAATCCTTTCCCAGGCACTTCGAATGGCTTCCTAAAATTTTTATTCAAAGATTCTTTAACTTGCGTAAGAGTAGTCGTGCGAGTTTTTTTGGCTGCGAGTCCGAGAACTTCTGAAGTCATCGCCCGCACGACTGGTCTCGTCGATTGGCCGTATCCTTTCAAGTGTCTTATCATACTATTAAATCCCCTAGAGTCTATTTCGATATTATATCTCATCGCTTATTAAATTTAGTTTCTCGACAGGTGGTAGTAACGGAAAACACGACTAAACCGACTGGCGTCTTAATAGCTCAGACTACCTGACGAGAAACAGTTTTTCTATTTCAATAAAGACTCTTTCGTCAAGACCGTTCCGAATTGCAAGCTCTGCTATATTAGGATTCGCAGGGTTAGCTTGCGCAGCGACTTGGCGAGGGAGAGCGTCTAGTAAGCGTCTTAGCGGAGTTAAAAGCTTTATTAGAGTCTCTGTCGCTTCCGACTCTGGGATTAAGTTATCTCGCTTCTGGGCAAGCTCTAGTTCTCGGATCTGAGCCATAGCGTTCTCGCGACGCTCCTGAGCTGCGATAAGTTTAGCTTTTAGATCCGCGATATCCGCCGCTGTATATTCTCGTCCGTCGATCGCGATACGGCCTCCGCCTTTCTCCTGAGCGTTAGCTCTCGAAGCGGTCCAGAGTTTCCACGCTTCGAGATCCTTCGTCTTAGGAGTATCGTCCTCCTCCTTCCTCCATCTAGAAAGAGTCTCAGGAGTTACTCCTATATTCTCAGCGATCTCTTTCCACGTCTTAGCTTTTCTCATTTTTCTTATTCTTATTTAAAAAAGTTTTTTCATAGAATTTCGTGAAAACGCACAGGTGCGATTGCGACT